CGAGAGCGTCACCGACCCCGCCAACGGCAGGCAACGCAGGTCGTACTTCGGGATGAACTTGGCGTCGGGCACCCCCCACCTGAAGATGCCGGTCTCCAGGTAGCCGGACGACACCAGGTTCGTCGCGTGGGTCTTGTACAAGCCGAGACCCGACACGGTGAAGATCGGCGCCCCCGAGAACTCGTGGACGTCCAGCACCGCACCCTGCCCCGTCACCATCAGGTCGGAGGCGTAGGCGGGCTGGTTGGTGGCGATGAACACACCCAAATCCATCCTGCCGATCCCCGTCGACGTCGCATCAAAGTTGGTGTACCCGAAGTAGATGTAGCGGCCGACACCCGCGAAATCCTTGACCGCCCCCGGCGTCGTGATCTTCGGACCGACCACGAGGTTCCCGTCGCTGTCCGACGAAGCCAGCCGCCACCCGTCGGCCAACCCGATTGCCACGTAGCCGAGATACCCCTCGATGCTGTTGATGACTTCACCGAACGGCAGTTCGGCTGCGACCGTCGGAATGTCCAGCGACGTGCCGTCCTGTTTCACCTCCGTCTTGTAGACGATGCTCTTGTTGCCCGCATACCCGGCGCAGTAGATGTGGTTCTGACCCGCCGCGAACCCCACCCAGTTGAAGTTCGTGTTCGGGTGGCTGAACAACGGCGACGGGTTGTTCACCGACGACCCCGGCGCCGTGGTGATGTTCCAAATCCTGTGCTTGTCCCCCGCCTGCCCGGCCACCATCAGGCGGCCCTTCACGTAGTCCATGTACCCGGCCTCGATGCCGGTGACGTAGTCGCTGTTGGTGGTCACCCCGGCGTTCGTCTGGTCGACGTCCCCGTTGGCGTACGAGTAGAACACGTTGTAGCCGTCCGACGCAATCGCGTAGAAGTCGGAGGCGTCCGTGCCGGTCACCGTCGAGAACGTGGACAGGTCGGTCGAATAGCGCAGGGTCTGGCCGTCCGTCATGTACACCCTGTCGTCGGCGGTCACGAGGAACAGGTTCGTGTTCGCGGACGACCTCGCCTGCGACGTGTCCGACATCAACGTCAACTTGCCCTGCGCCCACACGTTGACGCCCTTGCTGTCGTAGAAACGGAACGCCTCCGAGTCGGACGCATCCGCATACTGCTGACCCGCCCCGTAGTGCCACGACGACTGCGAACGACGCCACAGGCCCTGCGGGTTCAGCGCCGCCTCACCCGGCTCCGTGGACTGGTCAACCGAGTCACGCACACGGGCATCGAACTGGCGTTGGAAGTCCGCCGACTTGGTGTCCAGCATGTAGGGGCGGCCGTTGATGGCGACGGGGTAGACGTCGGGAACGAGTTGGGTGGCACCCGTGCCCGTGTAGTAGGCGGTCGCCGGGTAGAACGCCGCCGTGAAGTCGTTGAGGTAGGCCATCGGCTACCTGCGGAACTGTTGCGGGTACTGCGCCTTCAGTCGGGCCGCTTCCGCGGTGATGCGGTTGCGGCGCAAGAGGGTCAACTGTGACACCGAGTTGCTGATCGCACCGGGCGGCACCTCTTCGGCGCGGCGGGTGTCGGACTGGGATTCCGTGAAGTTCCGCTTGATCTCGCGGGCGCTCATCATCCGAAGCGCGATGCCGACCTCCACGATGTCCTCGCACGTGATCGGCAGGAAACACACCGACTGCATGTCGGACGCCTCGGTGCTGGCCCGCGTGAACGGCGACTTGTACGTCACCCGCAGCGTTCCCGCCATCACGGGTTCGTCGAACACGATGGCAAACCCCGACGCGAAGTCGGCGGTCGGCAGGTCGCGTTGTAGTCGAACCCTTCGGATCACCGGGAAGTCGTCGCTCAGGTACCGCAGCCTGACCTCCATCAGCTCGATGATGGATGTGGCGGAGGTGACGTTCAGTTGGCGGTCGGACCCGTTGTAGGAGATGCTCGTCGCAATCACCCTGAACAGGCCGTTCATCGTGGACGACAGGTCGTCCAGTTCGGCGTTCAGCGCGTCGAACATCATGGCGCGCGGAAACCTGGGGTTCAGGGTCACGACCGTTGACGACGAGTGGGCGGCCGCCGTCGTACCGGCATAGCCGCGCTCAACCGTCAGGGTCTTGGTGGTGGACTCCGACTCCCACACGTACATCAACTCGGACTCGCACTCCAAGACGGACCCCGTTCGGAAACCGCCGACGTCGTACGTCAAGGTGAGCGACGTCGCGGACGAATCCAGCGCAGCCGCCAACTTGTTCCGTTCTTCGACGGTCCCCGACAACAGGTGGCGGGACGCCCGTGTGATGAGTGCCCCGGCCGTGGACATGGACTACTTCTTCTTGCCGCCCTTGCCCATCTTCATCGGCTTGCCCGTCTTCTTGGCGGCGGCCTTGGCGGCAGCCTTGCCCTTCTTGGTGTACGGGTAACTCTTGTTCCCTACCATTGGCATGGTTGTTATCCTTTCTTCCTTCCCTTGTTGCGGGAAGAGATTGCGCGGGCCTTCTGGCGTGCGTCAGCCTTGCTTGACGCACCCCAAGCCCGCAGAGACAGTAGCAGTCGCGTCGGCTTGCCGTCCTTGTACTCGGGTCCGGACATGTTGCCCATGCGCGCGAGGAACGATGCCCGCCTCGGGTTGTCTCCCGACTTCACGGGCGGGCGCAGGGTGCCGCCGGTCTGTGCCTTGTACGAGGCGCGGCCCTTTGCGTTGAGACCGCCCTTCGGGTTCTTGCCCTCCTTGCGTTGCCACGCGGCAGAACGAGCCATCACTTGCCCCTCTTGCGGCGGGACACCACGATCTTGCCGCGGACCTCGCGCACCGACATACCCGCACGCTCGGTCTGCCGCTTCAACTGCCCGTACTTCTGGGCGGCGGTCAACTTCTTGGCCATCACTTGCCTTTCTTTCCGCGCCTGCGACGCAAGGTCACCACGTCGGCCTGCGTGATCTTGTTGCGTGGCGGTGCCACCGCGGCCAGACGCTTCTGCTTCGGGGAATACTTCGAGTACGGCACTATCGGTACCTCCGCGTCTTCTCGGCAACCTTCTTCGGTTGCTTGACGAACTGCTTCCCGCGACGATTGCCTTCCGCCTTGGCGCGGTTCGTTGCGGCCTTCTCCGCCGGGGACAGCGCGTTCCATGCCGCATCAGGCAGGTAGCGCTTCTTGCCCTTGGAGGGCTTGCCGTCGGACGTGCGCCACTTCTGGCGCGTCCAGTCCTTGAGCGACTGCTGCGACTTGGACAGCGCCATCACTTGTATCCGCCGCCGCGCTTCTTGTACTCAAGGGCGAGCAACTGGGCCTTGCGGGCCGACCACTCGCCGGGATCGCCGCCCTTGCTCCCCGCCTTGATCTTCTGGAACAGGCGCTTGCGCATCTCGGGCTTCGTGTAGTTGCCCGCCTCGTTCACCCGTGACTTCTTCTTGGCCATGACTCCTCCGTCAGTTCGTTCCGCGAGGATACCGCAGGCAACGCCATCCTGACAAGGGACTCACACCAACCCCGTCTCGACCTGGTACTTTTCGTCGGCCCTTGCCTCCACCCGCGCCGACCCGTCAATCTGCCTCGGCTGCACCCCGTCACCGCGCAGGCGCTTGTAGGCGTCCAAATCCCTGTCCAGAAGCCGTTCCTTGGCAATCGTGCCGTGCTCCTGGGGTTTGCGGGTCGGCATCGCGGAGACCCCGAATCCGACCGAGGCGATCTTGCAGGCGAAGCAGCCCGCGACGTCGAGGGTGGGGTGGGTGTCTTGGTGCTTCACGGATGTCCCCTTGGCCGGGATTAGTAGGAGGCGCCAGCCCCGTCGTAGAACGCGGGACCGTCGGTGTATGCCATCGAGAACGAGATCGGGTAGGCGTCGAATCCACCGACCACGATTGACCCGACCTCAAGGCTGTTCATCGCCCCCACCCCGTCAAGGTTGCCGTCCCCCCCGTTCTGGGTGGCGATCAGCTTGAGGGTGCCGTTCAACTCCCGCCCAGCCGTACCGGCGATCACGTTGAGGGCGAACAGCAGTTCCTTGCCGGTGGTCCCCGCCAGGATGTTGGCAACCCGCTGCGCCTCGATCCCGGAGGTGCCCGCCAGTCGGTTCAGTTCACGCTGCAACGTCACGACAGGTACGCCCCGTAGCCAGCCGCCGTCAGGGCGGCAGCCTCGGCGGCGGTTACCTCGTGGCTGTGCCCGCCGTGATACAGCACCGTGTACGCCGTGGCATCCGACTGGTCGGTTTCGGTGTAGGTGCCGTCCGTCAACTTGTAGACGTTGACCCCCCGAGGCAGCGGGGCAAAGAACCTGAACAGGCGGTTCTCGAAGCGGTCTGGCCGCGAGAAATCAACGAACCGCAGGACGTTCTGTGTGGGTGGGGTGAACGTCGGCATCAAACGCAGGATAGCAGAAGGGGCGGGCCGAAGGGGAACGGCCCGCCCCCACCACTTGTCGCCTACTCCTGGTTAGGAGTTGGCACCGATGCTTGACGCAGCCTCGATGCGACGGAGCGACGCCTCGCGGAAGCGCCCGTAGCCACCGAACCAGTACCACCCGACGGGGTTGAACCGCATCAGGCTGTCGGTCACCGGACCGCGCACGACACGCGGGAACGGACCATTGCCGTCCACGATTGAGTGCGCCTTGGCCAAGCATTGACGACCGACCACGAGCGTCGCGTAGACGTCGATGGTGCCAGCCGAACCCGAACCGTTCGAGGCGTTCTCGAAGATCTTCGCGCGCGGCGTCTCGATGAAGCGCACCGCCTCGAAGGCTCCGATCTCGCCGTTGTAGATACCGGCCGGGTCCGAGTACACGTGCGGGTCACGCCACGACGCGGCACCGGTCTCCCGGCGCAGGTCGTAGGACACGTCCGGGTGGATGTAGCCCATGTACATGCCGTTGAACGACACCGCGTTGGCGCCGCGCAGGGCGGCCACCACCTTGCGGATGTCGTTGGCCTCGATCACGTCTTCGGTCTGCACGGTGGTGCGGCCCGACGGGTCGGTGGCACCGCCGCCGCCGTAGATGACGTTGGTGCCAGCCACGAGCACCTCGCGGATCACCGTGTCGATGCTGATGCCGGCGTTGTAGCCGATCACGTTCGCGGCCACCGCGTCCACGTCCAGGAAGGACGTGCCACGCAGCTTGGCGGTCGTGTTGACTGCGTTGCCGTACTCGGCCAGGGTCACCGTGACCTGGGAGTCGGACATCGCCACCGCGGTGACGTCCGACGTTTCCGTCAGGGCCGTCGTTGCGGCGGACAGGTCGTTGAAGATGGTGAACGTGACGCCCGTACCAGGCATGGACTGGTTCGTGGCCTGCACGTCCGCCACCGCGTCGAACAGGAGTTCGGAGCGGAGCGCGAAGTACGCGATCCGGTCAAACGCTACCTGGTCGACCGAGAGGGAACTTGCTTCGGTGTATGCCATTGAGAGTTACTCGGGGTCTTTCTCCCCGAGGGACTCTCGGGGACTAGAGGTTCTGTGTTTCTTGCCTTGCTTGGGCCAGCAGAGCCTGGACTTCTTCGATCGACTTGGCGGAGTTCATTCGGGCTGCCCAGTCCACGGGGGGTTCGCTCGTCTGCCCCGCGGCGGCCGCCTTCTGGAGCCTCGTCCAAGCCTGTTGCTCGGACTTGACCTCAGGGGCTTGCGCTGCCTTCGGGACGAGATTCGCTTCCTCTGCGGCTGCACGGATGGCCTCGGGCGAAAGTTCGCCGTCGTAACCCTTCACGAAGTACTTCGCGACCGGGGCGTTTAGATCAACGCCCGCCTTCACGAAAGCCAACTCGCGTTGGGCCGACTGTGCCGCCGCGAGTTGCTCTCGCAGGGTCTTGGTCTCGTCCTCCAACTTGCGCATGTGCGCCCGAAGGGGGTTCCGTGTGCCCTGGTCCTCTGCCTCGTCGCCTTCAAAGTTGACGTCTGACATGACCCACTCCTTCGCCCACACCCCGGCTGGAGGAACCGGGATGGCTGCTATCTCGCCCTAGTTACACACCGAAGTCGGGGGGCTCCAGCGGAGTCCTCTTGTGAGAACGTGCACAAGATAGCACAAGCGCGCTGGTTGTCAAGGGCTATTGGGGCCCGCCAAGTCCAGTCTCCGTCGTGCCCGAGGTTGCGCCGCGGGTGCTGGTGAATCCGCCACCGCCCTGGAACGCAGCCTTGCGGGTTGCCACGCGGGTCTGGAGTTTGCGGGTGGCGGCCTCGTCAAAGCCGAGGGCGGCGCCGATCTTCTCGGTTTCGCTCAAAGCCTCTTCCGTGCCCATCTCGGTGTACAGACCAGCCAGTTCGGTCATGCGGCCGAAGCCCTCCTGTGCCTGTTGGGCGGTGATGCCGCGAGAAACGATCTCCTCGGCGGTGGCGGCAGCGATGTCCATGAAGCCCTGCTCCTTGGCACGGGCGGCAACCTGCGCCGCCTGGGCCTGGCGGATCAACTGCTTGGTCTTGAGGATCGGTTCGGCCCGCTTGGGGTCGAGGAAATAGGCGGCAAGGTCGGCTTGGTTTACCCCGTAGAGACGGGTCATTTGGCGCTTGACCTCCGGGTCGGCGTCGTCAACCGCCCGAAAGCCCTCGACGATGCGGCTCTGGATTTCGGCCGGGGACACGTCACCCTCGATCCATGCGGTGAAGTCGTCGCTCTTGTCGTAGAAGTCCTTGGGCATCCCGTTGGCCTGCAGGGTGGCTCGGTACTGCTCCTCGAGCGCCACGTAGGTGCCGGGGTCCAGTTCGGGCAGGCCCTTCCCAATCCTGGCCTTGTTGGCGGCGAACCGAGTCTGGTACTCGGGGCGCTGCCGAATCGAGAAGATGATGGCGTCGGGGTTGTTGAGGTTGATCTCGTCCGACGCAATGATGCCGTACAGGTACTCCGACAGAGACTCCAGCCCGTAGGTCTTCAGGGCCTTGGCAATCGTCGACCTGGCGTCGTTCCGGCGGCGGGCAGACTCGTTGTCCTTCGCCGCCTCCAGTTCGGCAAGCCTTTTCCTCAGGGCGGCGAGTTCGGAGTCCTCTTCTTTTTCCTCTCCCCCGGATCCCCCGGAATCGGTTTCTGGGTATTGTGCCGCAAGGCCCGTCAAGGCGGCGTTGACGTCAGCGGCCGAATACTTGCCCGATGCAGCACCGGCAACAAGTTCGTCTATGTAGTCCTGTGGTTTGCCCGAAACGCGACCACCAATCTCCCTGGCCCGCGACTCAATGGCGGCGATGGACGGTCGGTTCTGTTCGGCAAGGATTTCGGCTGGAGTCTTGGCGGGAGTCTGAACGATTTCGGGCGGTATGGTTGGCAGTTCACGGATAAGGTCGCGCAGAAGTTCTGGGTCGATTGCAGCCAACTGCTCGGGGGTGAGCGGCTTGATGTCCGGTTCGGGCAGGGTGTAGGAGAAGTCGCTCACTTGACCGCCCCGAACGCCCTAGCGATG